CCACGGTCCCGGTGTGTGCTTAGTCGTCATCTTCATACCTCCCTGGCCGTCTCGGGTCCCGGCCCGTTGTCTTTCTCATGCTCACAACATAGTGCCGCCATCTCAGTTTGTCAAGCATTATTTTTATTTATTTGTTTTTTTTCTTCGTCTACCCGGGTAGATTCCGGCGCAGTAAATAAGTCCAACTAAGAGAAGAGAAGAGAGAGAAGAGAGAAACCGAATAAACTAGGCGAGGCTAACTAAGCCGAGCCCTACCCACGTAAACATTAACAGTCGAGACGCTAGGGCGAGACTCCCAGTAGACATATGAACATGTCTTCATGCATCATCAACCCCCCCCTTCCCCTCGCTTATCTCCTTTAGCACGCCCCTCTTCCCGGCCCTACTGCCTGGATTCCCCAACGGTCAGCGTCCTCGTTCATAACTGTACTGTGTCGCATAATGGATATAATGTAAACTACCATCTGTATTAATATCAACTATATAGTATCTCTTGTATCATTATCCGGCCCCGGATGGGGTGGGGGGAGGCTGATCGCACACACAAGACGGGCACGCCTATCCCCTGACCCGTCGCCCCCCTGGTCGGCTGGTGTGGCACATAGGGGGCGCAGAAGTACGTGATAGTAATTTCCTACGCCCTTGGGGGGGGCGTGGACGTAGTGGATGTATAAGAAATCCCGTTTTATGGTATGTTGGCTAGTTTTTTACACCTAGGGCATTTTAGGAATCCCGTTTAGTTGGTTTTTTAGATGGAGAAATGGGGCCCGGCGTCCCGTTTATACGATTTTCGCACAAGTTTTTGTGCAGTATTAGTAGTATTAATGGCAAGGGGATTCTCCTGGGAGTGAATAAAGGGGCTGATTTATTTGTCTTTTGGGAGGGTGTCTATCTAGAGACACCCGACTGGTTAATGGTTATGTTTATGTATTCAGTTAGGGGGGTAATATAGTATTCTTTCTTAAGAATACTATATAGGGGGGATTTTGGGGGTGCTTGCGCCGGGTTTATTTTTGGGGTATTTTTCTAATCCACTTGACAAACATGGGGTATGGTTTGAAAATTGTGTTATACTTATAGTGACCCTGCGTAGGGGGTTCTAGATAGAGAAAAAATGTTAAGTGAAAGAAAGTAAATAAGATGAGTTCTAGCGAGGAAATTAGGGGTGTGTTTGAGAGAGACATTGCAGAGATGTCTAGGGTGATACTTAACAAGTCTGGGCCAGCGCCGTTCTATGAGGGGTTTAGGGGGATGCGGGTAGAGGGCGTACTGCCGGATGAGTTCATCGAGGTTTGCGGCGCGATTGAGCTGGCGGATAAGGATAAAAAATGACCGGGAACAGAAGGACATTAAGAGAACAGCTAAACCAATGGCTTGATATTTGGGCCAACGGGAGCAATTCTCCTGTAGAAAATGGGGAGGAGGAGATTGTTGTTAAGGAGTTTCGCCGACTCATAAAGGAACACACATCAATCTCGGCGTCATCCATGTCAGTTCCTGGTCGCTCGTGAACATACCCCTGCTGTTAGTACAGCGGATAGGGGGAGCCGATAGATTCGGAGGGGTTACGGGCCGGGATTACCGCCCGGCCCTGCCCCGTAAGTTTAAGTGGGATTGAGGAAACTAATTGAGTTTAGACGAACCTCCTAACCATGCTGACCATCCTGTTCTTCTTGGCGCTAGGGGTGTTAAGCGACATCCTGATCGTAAGGTACTATCAGGCCATATCGGACCGGGAGGTCTTGTGGGGATCGGCCTTGGCCTTCTTTATACCGATTCTTTCGTTCGGCGTGCTGGAAAGGGCGTTGAGCACCCATAGCTGGGGATACATACTGGCGTTTTGCGCCGGGAACGGAATAGGGACAGCCTATCAGCTTAGGAGAAGGTAAATGCCTTTAACCAAGAAGGGGCAGAAGATTCTGTCCGAGATGAAGAAAGAATACGGTCCTAAGAAGGGCGAGTCTGTCTTCTATGCCAGCATCCATAAGGGCAGGATTCAGGGCGCAGAGGGCGGGAAGAAAAAGAAACGATGACGATTACCACTAGGTGGGATTCTACTGACAACCAAGACCTTTTAAGACGGGGGAACATAGGTGCCAATCGAACAAGAAAGTCTAAAGTCCGAACCCAAGGCCGTAAAGGAACCCAAGTCAAAAAAGGGAAAAGAGGATAAGGCAGAAACCAAGAGTGATGTAGTCGGTTGGAAGGGTGGGTGCGGACTTGACTTCGGGCGCAAGATGGCTTCGGGCAAGACGCTCAGGGAAGAACTATCAACCCATTTAGACGAAGTTCTATCTAAGGAACTCGATAACCAGTCAACCCGCATGGAGAACCTTGCCAAGTGGGGCAAGCAATATAAGGGGGAGAAACCAGCTAAGTCTTTCCCGTTCGACAACGCCAGTAACATGGCTATCCCTATCAGTCGGTCCAACACGGACGCCCTGTTTGTCCGCGTGGCCGATAGATTGTTCGGGTACAAGAAGTACGTTACGTGCAAGCCAGTTGACGAGGACTTCATTGATGTCGCGCCGCAGATTGAAAAGGGTATCAATCATTGGCTTAGGAACGTAGTTGACATAAAGAAAAAGCTGTTCTCGCCCCTGCTCCAATGCATGAAGACGGGGACGGGGATCGTTAAGATAGTCCCAGAGCGGAAGACGCGCACCGTCTATAGGTTTGCGTCAGAAGAAGAGTTAAAGAACCAGGACATCCCGAAGTACAGCCTGGAACACCTTGGGAGCAAGTCCAAGGTTGTCAAGGTCGTCCAGACTGTTTACGAGGGGCCGAATATCTACCCGATTGACCGCGCCGACTTTGTTATATCGTCTGAGGCGACAGACATAGACGAAGCATATCTTGTCGGGTTCAGGACGAGATATAGAAAGAGCGAGCTGAAGCTAAAGGCCAAGCAGGGCGTATTCGATGAAAAGGAAGTCAAGAAGATCACGTCGCCGGACAAGTTCTCTGACGCACAGGAGAGCAGGGCCGACGCGCAGGGCAAGGAACTCAAGAAAGTCGAGTATACTGAACCTTATGAGGCATGGGAAATCTGGACAAAGTATGACGTTGACGAGGACGGCGAGGAAGACGATATCTGCGTGACCTTCCACAAGGAAACCAAGTCCCTGCTCGACGGTATCTATAACCCGATATTCAACGGGTTCCGCCCGTTTGCGAAGCTGGTCTATTCTCCGGTGGAGTTCTCGTTTGACGGGGAAGGCGTTTGCGAGATTACGGAGAAGCTACAGGTCGGGATAGACACGCTTGAGAACCAACGCATCGACCGGATGACGCAGATCAACGGGCCGATTGTTCTGGTGCGGGACGGGGAAGGACTCAATAACTACACCTTGAAGCCGGGGGAGGTTCAGGTTGTGGATGGCGACCTTGAAGGGGCCATGAAGATTATTGAGTTCAATAGCAACTATTACAGTACCGTTCCAGAGGAAGACAGGCTAATCGGGTATGCGGACAGGGCTATCGGGCTTACGGCGAGCGTCATGGGGCAGAGCACGTCAGACAGGCCCGTCGCCAAGGAAACGTTCGCTCTTATTCAGGAGGCGAACAAGAAGTTCACAAATGGCAACGAGAACGTAGCCGATGGGTTTGAGGATATGGTTATGAAGTGCCTTGAGGTGTTCGCGCAGTACCAGCCTGTGTACGCCTATAAGGACGAGGAAACTGGCACGCCGACTATCCAGACCGTAGAGTTCCCTATCGAGGACTTACGGTCCGGTTTGAAAGTCGAGGTGTACGCAAGTTCCGAGGTTATTAATCAGGAGTTGCGGCGCGAGGCCGCGTTGACCGTATATACGCTGTTGAGCGAGTGGGCGACAAAGAACGCGGGGATGGTACAGGCGTTGTGCAACCCGCAGGTTCCGAGCGACTTCAAGAAGTGGCTTGCGGCGCAGTACGATATCGGCGTCAAATTGATTACTCGGATTCTTGATGACTTTGACCAGAGGGATGCCGATAGCCTTGTCCAGACTCTTGGGGAGACTTTTGATGTCAAGAAGGCTATAGGTAATTCTATGGATTTGCAACCGCCGCAACAGCCGGAGCAACCCGCTGAACAACCTGGGCAACCAACTGAGCAAGGTCTACCTGGGGAGATGCCGCCTGAGATGCCGCAATCCCCACCGCCGGAATTTCTTCCGCCCCAGGTTATGATTCAGCAACGCGGAACGCCGCAGGAATTTATGGGGCAAGGACAATAAATGAAAGTAAACGTTAAAAAGATCAAATCAATTAAACTCTTTGGAAAGACATATTCTGTTAAGTTCGTTGACAGCAAAGACAGGTCGATGGGCGGGGACGACGGCAGGTATTGTGGGCGGGCAATCCACGACGCGCAACAGATACTTATCAGGGACGGCATGGCAAGCGAGCAAGAGTTGGACACGTTATTGCATGAGGTAGCCCACATTATCGAAGTTAATCTTGGGATGGAACTTCCAGAGGAGAAGATAACGCTTTGGGCGACATCTCTGACGGACCTATTCCTGTCTAACGAATGGCGGGCGTAAATGGAACCTAGAGACGCATCTTATCTGAAGAAAAAACTGAAGGATGAATACGACCAGATTTGCAAGACCGAGTTTTGGCGGGATTTTATGGACCGCCTAGACAGTACTCGTAAATGGGCAAGCGGGCATTGCGAAACCGACATGATGGAGGACATCCCCCGTTATCAAGGTTTCGTTAAAGCCATAGATACGGTTAAGGGGCTACCAGTCAAGATTCTTGACCTCGCCCCGAAAAAATCATAGGAGGGCATAGTGCCAGATGAAGAAACGACTGGACAACCGACTCCCGTTGAGCCTTCTCCGGCTCCGGTAGAGGCGGCCCAGCCAGCGGCGGAGCCGACCCCGCAAGCCCCGGCGTTGCCGGAAAAGTTTGTCGGAAAATCGGCTGAGGAAATTGCGTCAGCCTACCTTGAAGTAGAAAAGGAAAAGGGTAGGCTCGCGCAAGAAGTTGGAGAATTAAGGGCCAGGGTTCCGCAACCCCCGCAGGTGCAACAGTTCTGGTATCCGCAACAGCCGACCCAGCCTGAAGTCAGGCCGGAGTTCGACTACACGAACCCTGAACCGAGCATCGAACGGATTGTGGAACGGCGTCTTGAGGAACGGGAAAGACAGCGGATGTCTTATGAGGTAGCTCAGCGCGAGCAGGATGCCGCGTATAGCTACAACATGGGAAAGGAAGCCGCGCTGAAAAGCAATCCCAGACTATTTGAGGGGATCGAGCCGTTGGTAGAACAGGGGGTACAGATGGCTTACCGTCAGTACAACACCCCTATTCCGGCGCTTAGAGACCCGAGAACATGGGAACGGGTTGCGGCGGCTATCCGGTACGAGCGCGGCGAGGTGGACAGGCTGATGAGCCCGAAACCGCAACCGCCTAATCCTTCCGCTACGGGAGTCCCTAACCAGACGCGACAGGCCAAGGCTGGCATCGAACTGTCCGAAAGGGACAGGGAGTTTGCTAAAAAGTGGGGAATAAACGAACAGGAGGCCAAAGAGCTTATCGAAGGAGAAATGGAAAGGATCGGGGGTGAAAGATGAGAACGCTTAGAGACATTAACGCGCACATTCTGGACATGTCAAAGTCTACCTGGGTAGATGCCGGGGGCAAGGAGAAGTCCTTTGATCCGGCTACTTGGAAGAAAGACCTAGACGACATCCTGAATCAGAAGGCGACTCTGGCGACGAAAACCTACTATGACCCGAACACGAATAAGAAAGACAGGTTGTGGTGGGTGCGGTGGGACCCCCCGAAGTGCAGAGAGTTCCAGACGGCGAAGGTTGCGCTTCCGGCCAAACCCGTTAGCGTTGATCGTGATCCGTATTGGCCCGAAGGCTTTGAGTACGACACAAACGGGTACTTCATTCATGGTGATCTTGTTCTGATGAAAAGGCCGTACATCGACCATCTGAGGGACGAGATTGAAAAGGTTAAGCGTTCCCAGGGGAGCGCGAAATCCCTTATGGATGAATACAACGAGATGACGAAACGAGAAGGCGTCGGGTTGACGGGGAAGGCCGCCGAGGACTTGGGTAGCGAAATTTAATCCTTTTTCTTTCAGGTAATCTCCAAGGCCCATTTGGAGAAAAAGAGATATGCCTAGCGTTCAGTTAGTACAGGGGAACCCTATCGTTCTTCCCGGTGCAGAATCCGGGGCCGGGACTTATGCGGCTGGCGATTTGGTTCAGCTCGACTCTAATGGCTATGTTGCCGTTGGAGCGACGACTTCTTTTTGCGGGATTGCCCGCAAGACGGAGAGCACGACTGCGGGGACGGCGTGCGAGTGGGAGCTTTTGAGTCCCTATAATGTTTACGAGATGAAGGGTGCCGCCGCGACGGCCATTGCGCAGACGGACGTTGGCGACGGGTTTGTCGTCACGTTCACGGAAGGAGCGCATTATGTCACGGTCGGGACCGATAGCGACGGTACTGTCGTGGCTCTTGCGGACCCGGTTGGGACCGTCGGCGGGCGGTACTGGGTGAAGTTCTACGATTCCGTTATCAAGACGGGCGAGATCGGTTAAGAGGAGATAGGACATGAGTGTAATTACTACCCGTTTTGATACCTCTACCAACAGCGACCTTCTCAAGAAGGGCGCACTTAGAAAGATTTTTGACGACACGACCAAGGCTGAAAAGGTTGAGTACCCGATTGTATTCAACGATCTGAAGTCCTCGGAATACAAACCCAAGGACCAGAGGATCGCTGGGCTTACGTCGTCCTCAGAGATTGTTGAGGGGCAGAACATCCCGTTGCAACAGCCTCTTCTCGGGGAGCAGAAAGAGTACACTTGGCGCAAATTCGCGTCAGGCTTCAGGATTACCGAGGAGATGGAGTTCTTCAACCAGTTCAATCTGTCCAAGAGGATGGCTAAGTCTCTCGCCAAGGTCCAGAAGATGACGAAGGACGTTACCTGCGCTTCCCTGTTCAACAACATGACCTCGACGACCTATGAGCGGAACGTCGGGTTCGATGATCTCGCTATTGCTTCCGCTTCCCACACTCAGTTGCCGACCACGCTTACCTATTCCAACTACGGAAACGCGGAGTTGTCGATCACGGCCCTTGCTGATGCGCGGTACTACTTTGCCATGCTTGAGGACGACCGGGGCAACTGGAAGGGTGCTACCCCGAACAAGCTCGTTATCCACCCGAACCTGTACGTTACGGCGAAGGAAATCCTGGGGTCGGAGTACAAGCCGCTTGAGCAGAGCAATACGATTAACGTTCTGCGCGAGTTGGACCTGTCGATTGTTGAGTATCACCGCCTGACCGGGACGACCTGCTGGTTTGTTATTGCCAAGGACGACGAGTACGACTTCAACGTGTTCACGGCTTGGGAACCCGATTTCGAGGTTAAGCCCGCGCCCGACAACACGAAGGACAAGGTCGCCGTTTCCCGCCAGCTCTTCTGCGCGGGGTATGGGTCCGTTAAGAACCTGTATTGTGGCAAGGCCAGTTAATAGAGTTTATTAAGGTTCTTGGATACCTACGAAGTTATAAAATCGGGGGTCGTCGCCAAGGGCGGCCTCCGTTTACCACGCATACGCAGGATGCACGAATGATTAAGTCGTATTGCGGTGCGGGAGCTCTAGCATGACAGTATTTCCAGACCTTTTGAAACACCTCGGGGGCGTCCCCGTTGGTGGAACCTCCCTGTTCGGCGTTCGGAATATCCGGTTCGTCTGCAAGTCAACGGATGCCAAGTATGAGGAGTGGAAGGCGCGGTTCAGCGCGAGGGCCAAGGACGGCACGGCGTCGTTCTTTACCTCCGTAGCGGACGCGGCTGACGCTTGCGGCCCGAACGACATGATTTATGTTCTTCCTGGCGTTTACGACACCGGGGAAGAAATTGTCCTCGACCAGGAGAACATGAAACTCATCGGCTCTAACACTTCGGGAATCGAGTGGGGGCCTTGCTCTCTGAAGGGCGATGGCGAACACCTGATTAGCGTCCAGGCCAATGGTATCGAGATTGCGAACATTGGGTTCATCCAGAACGGCGCGTATCGCGGCATTGAGATTGACCATACCGCCGCCGTGTATAAGACGCACATCCACGATTGTCATTTTGGCGGGTCTGCTACGGCCACATATGGCGTGTATGCAGGCGGGACGTATGATGCGGTTGATACCGTCATCGAGCGTTGCGAGTTTCTTAATTGGGCCACTTCTGGCGTTTATCTGAACGCAACGAGGTCCAAGGTCCGCAACTGCTTGTTTATGGTCCCCGCGGCCGGGGCTGGGATTACCTACCACCCAGGGAGCTCTGATCGCGGGTACTGTTTGATTGCGGACAACTATATCCATGGCTCTAACAGTACGGATACCGGGATTCTGTTTGATGGGGCACCTGATGCCGGGGCTTCGGCGGTCATGGTTGTAAACAACTATGTCGCTGGGTGTAACACGACCATTACCCAGACCGCAAACGGCTCTTACAACGCTCTCAACAACTACACGGGTGCGACTGACGGCGCAATCACCGCCATTGATACAGATAGTTAATAGTTCTAGTTACAAGTTCGGCGGGGGGCGACTGTCCCCCCGCCTTCTCTCAACGAGAGGGGGGATATATGCCGAGCGTATTTCAGGCAATCATTACTTGCCCTGCCTGTGAAGGGTCTGGCGAGGAAACGACAAGCATTTCATTTGAGGATGGTCATTACGAACTCGTAAAATCAACTTGCAAGAGGTGCATGGGGGAGAAAACGCTTGTTTTTTGTCGGATAGACTTATCTGATGTTGTGGACAAGCTAGACGACATTTTAGATAAGTGCAACGACATCTTTGAGAAGGTGTCGGAATAAAACAAGGAGAAAATGAAATGAGTTTTATTGAGAAAATCGACAAATTAATCGCGGAGGCAACGGCTAAACACGGTCAACTTGAGGCTCAGAGAAAGCGGCTGTTGGAAGACCGGGCCTCTATCGAACAGATGTTGAGCAAGACGATTGAGGAAGAATTGAGGGTTATCGGTGAACTGCGGGCGCTGGAAACTGTTAAAAAGGACGCCATAGAGCCTCCTCCCGAACAGAAGTCTCCGGCGATACCAGAACAGGAGAACTAATACATGGCGACCACAAAACGCGGTCAAACGATTAAGATGACGACCACGGGCGTCGTCAAGAAGGGGCGGATCAAGGTCATGGCGATTGAGGTTGTCCCCAATGCCGCCGGGGACACCGCCACGTTTGGGACATACTTTTCTGGCGACAAGGATTCTAGCGTTCGCGGAGCGGTAATTACGTCGGTTGCCTCGGGGGTCGTTACGTCAACAGGTAATTTTACGTCCACAAATATTGATACTGGGGACGTAGTTGAGATTGTTTACGCGAGCGACAAGAACTCTAACGTGTCGTTCCTTGCGACGCGGGACAATGACAACCAGATTACGGCTTCTCCGATTGAAGACTTGACTGACGAGACGACTTCCGTGTGGGACTTCGATGTTTATACGCCGTCTCAGGAACTTATCGTTACGTGCGATGCGACGACTGGCGCAGACACCCCGCAGACCACTTATCTTAATGGTCGATGGTTCAATAATCTTACGCTTACGGCACTCAGCACAAGCGCTGTCGTTTATATCTATTTCGAGTAAGTCTCCCCGGAGAGACATCGGGGGGAACAATGGGTATGCGGCCCAAATCTCCGTGGCCCAAGTCTTTTCATCAGCGCCATTATTACTGCGCGATCTGCTCAGGAGAACTCTACAAGACCGTTGAGTTGCAGTTCGACTCCGGCTCCGTAGAGCCGACCGAGGACGAAACCCTAACCGGGGCAACAAGCGGAGATACCGGGGTCGTGGATTCAGTTACGCTTGAGAGCGGATCGTGGGCTGGCGGGGACGCAGTTGGGACCGTATATCTATCTTCACCAACCGGGGAAGGAGACGACGGAGTTTGTTTTGAGGACGATGAAACGATAACCGGGTCTACTGGCGGCGCGAACATGATGACCGTCAACGGAGACGGGATAACAAAGTCTGATGGTATGCCATACCCAGAGGGCGAAACAGGAATCTATAAAGGGAAGCGATACTGTTCTGTTCATTTGGATTTTATGGTCAGCCAGGACAAATATAATTACAAATTAGGGAATTTGGGGGACTAAGAAAGAAATGGGGATTAAAATTTTTCCTAAGGGCAAATTTGTTTATTGTCAACTAGACAAGGTTGAAGAGAAGAAAACTGACGGCGGGATATACCTGCCAGACAACCATTCTGAGGGAACTCGGCTGGCAAAGGTTCTGGACAAGGGCAAGGACGTTTCGTCAGACATTGAGATTGGCTCTATTTGGGCTGTTCAATGGCACGCCGGGACAGCGTTGCACTTCGTTACGTCCGGCATGTTGAATGACACATTTAGGCTCATTAGTGAAAGCGAGCTTATGGCGAGAGTAGAAGAAACGGAGGATTAACCGTGGGCACTTTAAGTTATTTGGAGATGAGAAACCGCGCCCTATTCCAGTTGGGCGGGCCGACTCGGACCGAACTTACCGGGACAACCAACTATGTCGGGATATGGGTGAACCAAGCGTTGCGCGACTTAACGACAAAAAACCGTTATATGGGGCTCCGCAAGAACTTTGTGTTCCCGCAGTTAGAAACATCTTCCGACGACACGACCGTTGACGGGCAGGTGTATATTGACGTGCCTACTGACGCCCTAATTGTTCGCCACTTATACGATACGACGAATAACAAGAAACTCGCACGGATTAAGTGGTACGACTACGTAGACTATACAGACAGAGAAACGGCCACGTCGGAGAGCAAGCCAATCGAATGGGTTAGAAGCTCTAACAAGCTCTATCTGCATCCGACCCCTGACTCGGCCTACGTCATTGATATTTTTTACAAGAAACTTCATCCGGCTCTTTCGGCAGATGCCGACGTAACCTTGCTCGGAGACGAATGGGACGATATTATAGTCCAACTCGCCGTAATCAAGGGCCAGATGTGGATGAACGACTGGGAAAAGGTTAAGTCGCTCAAGGAAGTTTGGCTTGAGGATGTTTCTGCTATGCTCGGGATATACGATCAGGAAGAACAGGATATGCGCCCACAGATAAAGGGGAATTCTACTTACAACGACTTTACGTATAGGTCGTAAAATTGGCAAATTGCACAGGACGATTTACTAATGCTGGCCGGGCAAAGGTTGCGTCATACCTAAAAGACACAGATCAGCTCCCGGAGATTTATGTTGCCTGGGGTAGCGGGGCTGAGACGATAGCCAATACGGATACATCCCTTGGGTTTGAGATTGACCGGAAGCTAGGTACCGTAACAAGGACAGATGCTGACACCTATACCGTTACGGCGAGCTTTGAGGTTGAGCTAGCCGGTACATTCAGCGAGATGGGGCTGTTCGATGCCTCGTCTGGCGGGACGATGCTATATCGCGGGGGGTATTCTACAGACAGCCCTGTTGGGGTGTATGACGTAGAATCACTAACGGTTGCCGATGGGGATACGCTTAATCTTACAATAGAGGTTGACATTAAATCAACCAACGTGTCCGTAACAACGGCAGGAAAAACAAAGGCTCTTGATATTTTAAGCGCGAAAACGTCGTAGGGGAATAAATGGCAGTACCAACAGCACCTTCTGGGTTGATCTTAACCGTACTGTCCACTACGTCCATAAAAGTAGCGTGGACGGACAATGCGAACAACGAGGACTTTTATCAGGTTTATAGATCAGCCGATGGAACAACCTATGCTGTAGTTAAGAAGCTAAATCCCAATGTTACGTCTTGGACGAACACCGGGCTGACAGCCGGGACGCTTTATTATTACAAGGTCCGGTGCCATGGGACAGACGGGTATTCGTCTTTCTGTACTGCGGCAAGCGCGACAACGGCATCGGCGGCGGCGTTGGCGGCCCCCACTGGTCAGACAACCGTTCCGCTTTCAGGCACTAAGGTTGAGATAAACTTTACCAATGCCTCTGTCGGAGAGGATTACCACGTCATCTATCGGAAGGCTGGGTCTGGGGCGTATGCAGAGATTAAACAACTGGCTACCGGAACGACCTATTATCTTGATACCGGGTTAACGGCAGGGACGACATACACCTATAAGATACGGGACTTGTCCGGGACGGCAACGTATGGAGACTATTCCTCCGAGACGACGGCGACTCCACCGGTCCCTTTTTCTTACATTGCCTATGGGACCGGTACTACCGCAGAGGGCGTCGCGTTGACAGCGTTGACAACCGAGACGGAACGGGCGGCGGCAACTGTGGAAATCGTCTCTACATACACGCCTAACGATACTGTGCGCTTCTCGCATGAGTTCACGGCGGCAGGGACAATCTCGGCAACAGAGGTCGGGGTGTTCAATGCTTCGTCGGGCGGGACGATGCTCGGGAGAAAACTGGTTAACGGGACGACTGGGGTTGCCCTGGTTAGCCAGCAGAACTTTCTCGCTCAATATGATTTTATTGTGAAGGATGGGAGCTGTGGAAATTAATCATGGCTAGGAACATTTTCCCTTTAAAGCCGCTTGCCAAGGCCATGGATACTTCCTATCCGGCCATGAACCAAGACCCGCTTTCTGCCAGTTGGCCGACCGTGAACGTCCAGGTGGATTCCAATAGGATTAAAAGGCGTTGGGATTATGCGGCGGAGCGGACTCTTTTGACCGGGGCCGTAGGTCAGTATGTTACGCTTTTTCGGCGCGGGACAGGAACGACGAATGCCCTCATTTTGACCGATACAGACCTCATAAAGAAAGAGGAAGCGACGGGGCATACATGGAGTTACCTGACGCCGAAGTATGCCACAGGAACGGCCATCGCCAGCGGGACGGGCGTTGAGGGGACAACCGTAGACTGGGCGACAGCCGGGGTTGCCGCCGGAGATTATTTTGTTTCAGACGCTGACCATACTTCGGACGAGGAGCCTGATTCGTCATGGAGGAAAATAAGTTCCGTAACAGACCTTAACACATTGGTTTTGACTTCGGCCTATACCGGGACCGGGACAGGATCGTATAAGATTCGGCTTGTTTATTCTGTTCCAACCGATGAACGTTGGCAGTTCGCCGTGGTTAATGACGTATTCTGTTTCACCAACGGTAATGTGAACGTCCAGAAATGGGACGGATCGGCGGCCACAGCAGTTGACCTTGACGCCACGAACGCAGTCAAGGCGAGGTACTGCACTTGCTATGCGAACCGTCTTATCCTAGCCGACATGTACCTCTCGGCTGTTCGCCAGCCCTGGACTATAAAATGGTCAAAAGAAGGCGACCCTACAGACTGGACAGATTCTACGGCGGGCGAAATAGATTTTGCCGATACAGATGAGCCCATTACCGGGCTTGGCCGCGTCGGGAACAATCTTGCCGTGTTCAAGAAGAACTCCTATTATATCGGGTCAAGAACAGGCGAGGCGACATCGCCATTCACGTTCCCGACGTTCAAAGCCGGGGTTGGTCTGTGGGCTCCATACAGTCTGGTTGAGGCATACGGGACATGTTTCTGGCTCGGGCATGAAAACTTCTATGTGATGAACGGCGAGGAATGGGAACCCATCGGGGACGCAATCAAATACGAGTTCTTTAGCCGCGTTAACGATACGGAACGGACTAAGGTTTGGGGAGTGCTTAACGCAAGGCACAATGAGATACTTTGGTACGCGACCACAAATGAGGGCCAGAAATGTTTCTCTTATCGGTACAGAGAAAATAGTTGGAGCACGTACACGTTCCCATCGACCGTAACTGGATTTTTTAAACAATGACAACATATAATATTTCCTCGGGGGTGTCCTATATAGAGATAGACGACTCTGCCCTGATTACAATAACGGGAAGCGCAACTCCGACATCGGACATCCCGTATTTAATTATGGGGGACGATGTTTACCGGGTGCAGGACGATCCGGCAACGAACCTTACGTGCTATTTTCAGAGCAAGGACTTCGACTTCTCGGACCAAGAGCCGGGGTTCCAAAACCTGAATAAAACAGTTGATCGGGTACAGTTGGAATACGTCGATGAATCATCGACAACTCCTGTTTCGGTTAGCCTGTCTGTGAACGGAGGGTTAACCTGGGCCGCAACAACCACAAGAAACCTGGGGTCTGGTACGGGGCTAACAAAAGTAGCCGATTTTTGGTTCCTCCCAGTAACCGGGAAGTTCTTTAGGATTAAGGTTGAGAGTACGTCTAGCTCTACAAAGTTTTGTTGGACAGGGGCCTATGCCCATTATATTACCAATGGCCCGAGTTTTGAGATATCATAATGTCAATTGAAGCCCGCCACGAATTGCCATATCCTCGGAACCTTCGTTCCCTTGAGGATATCGAGGGATATCTAAAGAAATTACATGCGGCATTTATGGCATTCCAATCTGGCGCTACTGAGGTTTATTATACTGAAGTAATAAACCAGATACAGAACAAAGTCATTGGAACGGATAACCAAATTGTTGCGACGGCAACCGGAGATACCATCGTTCTGTCGGCGGACTCGCAATTCCACATAACGAGCGCAACAGAACAACCGTACATAAAGATTATCAACGCCAGCGATACGGCCCGCGACCCCGTTGTACAATTCTCCGTCGGGGCTACTCCAACGGTCAAGTACGCTATGGGCGTTGATGACTCCGACAGCGACTCTTTCAAGGTCTGTTCTGGATCAGCTCTCATAGACACGGCCTATTTTAAATATACCGATGGGTTGACAACCATAAGGCAAGCATCCGGCACGGCCTATGCTGGCGGTTCGTTATTTAAGCACGGCGACGTTACCCATGGGATGACTGATTTTGATGAAACAGATACCTATCTTCGCATCGGTAGCAATATGGACGCATCATGGATTGGGACGAGCACCCAAGGCGGTCCGTATATTGCTGGATATAGCGAAGGCGAAATAGTCTTTGGTATTCACGCCTTTTATACCACCGGGGTAACGAACAGAAGTTTTCCAATGGCCCCGTTCACGGTTTTCGCTAGGAAAAGATCGGGCACGGGGGAGGGGGCTTGTGTAACCGACGAGTCCATTATGACAGCCGCCCATGGCCCATATAGCTCTCTTACTCCTGATTGGACGGCGATGGTCGGCGGGGGAACATGGCAATCTGGAATTAATACAGCCTCAAGATATGTGAGCACCGTTGCGATAGGGACTGCGCCAATTTCACCAACAAGCACGACAGTATGCACAAACCTTAATGCCGATCTGTGGGATGGATACCAGTTTGCGGATTATTTAGATCAGGCCGTTAAAACCACGTCTAGCCCAACTTTGGTTACGGTCAAGTTATCGAACCTGACCGATGGCTATGTCCCATATCATGTAAGCGACGCGGCTGGGCTGGCAAATAGCCCAATCAGATCAAGCGCCTCGTCCGTCGGCATTGGTGCAGAGCAATCTTCTGTAAGCATGTTGACCCTTGGTGCTCCGGCGGTTCCTCAATGGGGCGGATCGACCCTCTACGCCTGGGGGCCAACCAGGACGGTTGCATCCAACGAAACAAATTATATGGGCGGGTTGTCTTTTACTTCTTATTTCGCCGATATCGCTTCAGGCGTGACTGATTCAGGATATCGATCTGCCCTAAACATAGCCGCCTATATCGTTGACCCTAATTTCAAGGGGACTCTAGCGGCTCAATATGGGGCGTATATTGCCTATGGTATAGCCGATGCCGGAACGTCTGGCGAACGGGTTATTACAAATTCCTACGGGCTATACCTTTCCGGGATGGATTATGAAGGAACTATCACAAATAAATGGGGCGTCTATCAGGTAAACACGAATTTTAAGAACTATTTTGAAGGCCAAATCCAAAGCGCTGTCGCTAGCGGAACAGCGCCACTCATCGTAGCCTCTACTACGGCGGTAACTAACCTCAATGCCGACCTGCTCGACGGAAGCCATGCGGCGGCTTTTGCCGAAGCCTCTCACTCTCACGCCGGAACAGACGTAGAGCTTTCTGAGCTGGGGACCGCAACCTATGACGATGCTCAAGACTTCTTTAATCTGCAATCGTCCGGCAGGATTACTGGCGGGGCGCTGACAACCGTTGATGCCACGCATATTTCAGTTTCAGCCGGGACTGGGATATGCCGATCAACTGCCAGCGCAACCGGGACGATGAAGTTTATTGATTGGAGCGCAAATACCAATCTTGCCCTAACCGCCAATTCAACAAACTATATCTATGTTGATTATAATTCCGGCTCTCCCATTGTGGCGGCGACGACAAATCGAACGTCTATTAATAAATGGTCCCAGTTTGTTCTCGGCGCGGCATACACGAATGGCGCAGAGACACCGCACGTTGTAACAACTGGTGTCAATGCAATAAACTGGGAAACCGACGAGCATTCCAGGATTGTCGAATGCCGCAGGGTAGAGCGGGCCTCCGGCGGGACCATAGCAACGTCTGGTCTCAAGGTTTCTTCTACCGATGGCGTTTTCTATATTGCCGGGATAAGGACGACAACTACTGGCATAGACACATCTGGCGCAGGAACGTTTACCTATGTTTATCGGGCATCCCCTAGTGGCTGGACAGAGGTCGCTAGTCAAACAGACATAGATAACCTAAAATACGATGACGGAGATGGAACCCTCGGAACACTAGATAACAATAAATACGGGGTTCATTGGGTTTATATTATGTATGACGGATCAATGTATATTCTATATGGTCAGGGGAACTATGCCAACTTAGTTGATGCTCAGGCGGCGCAATTACCATCGACTATTCCTAGCGAGATTCAGGACTTCGGATGTTTAGCCGCCAAGATTATCATAAAGAAGAGCGCGGCATCGGTAACTGAAGTTGATTCAGCATACGTTAAAGCATTTGCCTCGTCTGTCTCTGTTTCTCACAACGATCTTGGCGGATTACAGGGCGGGACAACAGACGAATATTATCATTTAACAAGCGCAGAACACG